GAACGATCCCCATACTCATCAGTTTTCCATAAATCTCCATCTTTGTCAACAAAGGAGTCATCACCAAAACCATCAGAGATGAAACCAAAAGGTGCCATATCTTGTTCGATTTGATTTTTTTGTTCCTCATATATTCTCTTTCGCACATCATTATCAGTCATTTCTTTAAAATAATCCTGTGCAACTAACCAAGAAAATATTACAAGACACATTGCTAGGTCATCATTACAACCATCCTCTGCCTCAAATGAATTATGTTTTTGAGCAAAAGTTGTTAACTCTGATATTATATCATAGTCACAAAGTATTATCTTATCATCTTCAAGTAATGTTTTGAGATTAGAACATCCTAACTTTTTGACTGCTGCTGTTGTTCTAACACCAAGTTGTGATCTCTTTCCACTAAACCCTGCACCTACTACCTGTCCATTACGTCCACGTTGTGAGCACATCAATAAGTTTTCATATTCTAAATCATAGTTTAATATTGATGCAACCTGATCTCCTATATCATTTACCTCTACTAAAATAAATGCCTTGTTATATCCCATCGCAATATCGTGTATAACATTTGGAAATAACATTGGTTTGATTTCATTATTTCTATACTTACCTACAACTTTATATGGAAACTCTGTGATATCGAATACGAGAAAGGCAGAATAATCATTACCGAGACCACGAGCAACATCGACTGTAATTAGATAGTTATGATCTTTTCGAGGAACTTCATAGATATCAAGACCTGCATTTTTTTGAATTGGATCATTAAATACTAAATTTTTTAATTTTGATGGAGCAATAAGTGTATTAACAGAACCTAGAAACTCACACTCAAACTCGACCTTAAACTGTGCTTCTGATGTGTTAGCAATTGTTTGTTCTTTCCAAACTTGATCACGACCTGGCACCTCAGACCAGTGAACTTCTGTTGGTACATATTCATTTTTCTTTCTTTCAGCATCGTGCCACATACGATAGAAATGATTCATACCTCGTGGTGTAGATACAATAATTACCTTTGTTTTCTGACCAGAAGAGATAGTAGGATAAACAGAGGCAAAGAAGTCATCAGCAATGTGATTCGGGATGAAAGCGAACTCGTCGAGAAAGATGACATTATAGGAACCGCCTCGGACAGCAGATGAAGATGTAGAGTTTGCTGAAATTTTTGATCCATTTTCTAATTCAAGAGAACCTTTATTCCAAGCAATTATACCCTGCTGTAACCATCTTGGCAAGTTTTCGTATGCTAACTGTAATCTACCTAAAAGATCCCTTGCAGTGGAAGCTTTGTTAGCGAGTATTGCAATATTAACATTATCATTAAAAACTGCATAATGTAAGAGATAAGATACCACTGTTGTAGATTTACCTGTCTGCCGAGGCATCTTACAAATGTTGAAACGGTTTTCATGGAAGTTACGTACTAATTTCTCTTGAAAATCATACATGTGAAAAGGCACAAGACCTTCATCAAGAGATACTATTTGTATATATTTACGTGCAAAATAAACAGGATCTTCCTTACATCGAACAAACTCAAGAATTTCTTCCTGAGTAAATTCAATAGCAGTATTTGCTTTCTTTAGATTCGGATTTCCAAGGTAAACATTATCAGACATAATTTAATCAGCAATTCCAACGTCTTCGTGCTTGTCTTAATCGACTATTCGGATCTTTTGCTGCCTTTGGAAACTTCTTCATTTGTCCTGCACTTCTTGCACAGTAACTTTTTCTTCTGTTTGCTGCCTTTGATCCTTTCTTTAATTTAGATGGTTTTGTAGTAACAGCAGTCTTTAATTTAGATCCGGGATTTCTACGACGATATGCCTCTACACCTTTCTGTGTCATTCCAGCACCACTCTTTGTAGGTCTCTTGTGTCCTGACTTGACACTCATGCCCTTCATATCATCTTCATTAAGTTCACTTCTCCAATCTGAATAATCTTCTTTTGTTGTAGGAAGTTCTTTCTTTTTCTTATTATCAAAGGATTTACCTATTTTCGCACCTATTCTTTCTCCGACTTCAGCACCAGCAGCACCAGTTGCCACTGATCCTAATCCTCCAAGTGGGGCTCCTGCAGCACCACCAGCAACACCACCAATGGCACCACCAGCAATTCTACCTATTTTTTCACCCCTACCGGACTTTTTTAATGCGTTCCTACCCCCCTTCAATGCACCACCTAATCCACCTTGTGCGGCTCGACCACCAGTTTTACCACCTACTTTAATACCTTGTCTGATGACTTGTTTTGCAACACCACCATATTCATTAAGTTGTTCACCCTCTAATTCATTATGTGCACGAAGTGCTGCTCCAGCACCTCCACCGATTGCACCACCTATAACTCCTCCAATCGCACCACCTTTTGCTGCTTTCTTAAGACCCTTAACTTTCTTTCCTTGTAGTTTTTGTTGTGTTGCTTTACCAGCAGCAGCACCTGCACCACCACCAGTTGCACGACCAGCAATTGAACCAGCAACATGACCCGCAGTGGATCCTACTGCTTTACCAACAGTCCCACCAAGTGGGATACCAGTTGCTTTTCCGATTGCACCACCTATCGCACCACCAGCAGCACGACCAGCGGCTGCACCAGCAGTTCCGCCAATCGCAGCACCAGATCCTCCACCGATAGCAGCACCTACTTTTCCTTCTTCAATCTTTTCAATATCCTTAAGAACCTCTTCTCTCCAATCATATGATTCTTTTCTTGCCTTTTTCTTTACACAATTTGGATATCTCTTACCAAACATTGTCTTCATACCTTTCTTTTCATAACCGGGCCAACACTTCTCATCAAGATTCTCCTCTGAAATACCTGCTTTTCTAAGTCTTTTTGCCTGACTCTTATGCATTTCAACTGCCTTATCTAATTCTTTAGCAATCTTCTTTACATTTTTTGGAGTGTCGTGTTTTTCAACGACCTGTTGAGTTCCCTTCCAAACACCATTATCATTTGTGATTGGTTGTAAATTATCAGGCCCAATTATATCAACTACACCTGCAATTGTTTTACCATCTGAATTTTGTATTTCTAATCCTTCTGATTTATTACCCCAGTTTGCAGCACCTACTTTACGACACTTGACTAATGCACCTGATGCATATGCACTTGGCCACACGGAATATCTTGATTTAACTTTGTGATAGCAAGCATCTTTCTTACCACTACCCTTTCCTTTCTTATCTTTTACTTCATTAATAATATCAATAATAGTTCCTGTTTCTGAACGATATTTTTCTTTTGGATTTTCTACAATATATTCTACAACTAATTCATCTCCTACTTCCACATTATTTTCTGCAAACCAACCACGATTTACTTCTATCGCTAATTCAATAGATCCATCAGAGTAAACTGGATTTGGATCTCTTGGTTCTAAGGATTTGATACTTTCAATTATTCCATTCTCTCCGATAAATGCAATATCAAGAGGTATTGTTGTTTCGGTCATATGAAATGACTGTTGTGCAACGTGATCAAAGACAAATAACATACCGCCATTTGTTTCTAAACTTTCACGAAACATTAAACCTTTTGTGAAATCACTTTGTGTCTTAGGAATTTCCAGACGTAAAGGTAATGTTGTAAATTCTTCTTTATTCATAACATATGATTTGTATGTTGGACTTTTCTTTTCAACAGGTAAACCTGCTCTTCGTTTTGCCTTGTTTCCTGATCCTCTATCAGTTTCACTAGGAATATTTTTCACTGCTGCTTGTGCAGTAGGAGGGTGTATTGATTGTAAACGAGCTTTTCTTGAAACTCCTTTACCTCCATATGATTCTTTCATTTTTTTCTTTGGATCAGTTGAAACCATTGTTGGTGCTGCTGCACCTGATTTCTGTGGTTGATTAGGGTCTTTTGCTAACTTTCTTCTTCTTGCACTATCTCTTTCCTTCTTACTCATAGATGCTCTCTTTGATGATGAGGTGCATTTAGGAGTTGTTGTTTGACCGGGTTGACGGGCACATGGTTTACCGTCATACTTACCACCAACTTGAAC